CAAGCCCTGTACTTGCAGCGGCTTAAATAATTCGTTTACAATAGCGCCATGAACAACTGGCGCTCACTTAACCAAACACTGAACTCGCTGAACGAAGAGCAGGTCAAAGCCTTGCTTGACGATGAGATCGTCGGCCAACGCCGCACGACGTTCCTCAAGCGGCTGCACCAACGCTACTGCATCCTGCGAGCCGCTCGGGAACGCGCTGAGATTTTCAGCGCCGTCGCGGAAAGGACGCCCCATGCAGAAGCAATGCTGCAAGTGTCAGCAAATTAAACCGCTTAGCGAATTTCATCGCTATAAGCAATCAAGCGACGGGCATAAGTCCCGTTGCAAGCCGTGCAACAACGCCGACGCAGCCGCTTGGAAACAACAAAACAAGGAATACGCTAGTAAGCGATATGCCGAATGGGCTGCTAACAACCGCGATAAGACTCGCGCAGCATCTAAGCGTTGGAACGAACGCCATCCAGGGTTAGCGTGGAAACGCCGTATCGCCAAAGTTGGCCGCGAGGTTGAAAACGAACGCTCACGCCAATGGTCAGCGGCTAATCGAGAAAAGGCGCGTGCGTGGAAAGCCCGATGGAAAAAGGCCAACCCTGAGGCTGTGGCAGCGTTTACCGGCAAGCGCCGTGCAGCGTTAAACAATGCTATACCGGCTTGGGCAAACGAGCAGGCAATTCTAGATATTTACCGTGAGTGCCGGAAGCATCCAGACCATCACGTAGACCACATTGTTCCGTTGGTATCGAAGATTGTTTGCGGTCTGCACTGTGAAGCCAACCTGCGAATTATTCCTGCGGTAGAGAACTACTCCAAGAACAATCGCAGGTGGCCTGATATGCCCTAGAACTTCCGACGTTTAAACTTTAAGAAATCCACCCCTTCCTCAGGGTCCCAAAACACCTTAACCAAGTCGGGATGCTCTGGCGGCAGGTAAGGGTCAATGATCGTTACGGCGCAAGGCGATAGCGTCATGTCCCTAAAGCCTCGCTCCTTGCTGTACCTATCGTACGTCTTATATGACGCAACCTTGATGGCGTGCATTGTGATACTGCTGTCCGGGTCCTTCAGCACGGCATATGCCGATTCATGCTTGTGACCTGCTACCGCCACGTGATCGCGCACGCCCATCGTTAAGGCTTTCATCGGCCCATGGGCTGGGTTCCATATCGAGGAACCAGAGAAGTCATGGCGAGCGTTTACGCGGATTCTGGCGTCATTACTAAACTGCAACTGGATACGGCACTCGGAGGGACGGTACATCGTCCCCTGAGACTTCGTAATCCATTTTAGGGGGTCTCCAGCGCCAGCCCACAGGTCGTGGTTGCCGCCGATCATATACAGCCACGGGCAAAGCCCTAGGAACCATTCAGCCAGTTTCCAGGCTTGTGCGGCGGAGGTGGACTGCTCGGCGTAAAGGCGGGCAAGTCTGCCTACCCATGCGTTGGTGGAATCGCCCACGTTGGCTGCAAAAAGCCCCTTGGTGTTTTTAACCAGCAAAGCGTGTTTTTCTAGCAGGCCAATATCCGTGCCGTCGTCATCCACGTGCGGATCGCCAAAATGGAGGATACCGACAGGGCCGTCGATAGTGACCTTGACCGGAATTAGTTTGGACGCCTCTTCATGCCGCTGCTTATGGGCAAACTGTTTCTTTCGATGGGCAACTAGTTCTTCAATCGAGATGTCGTCATCCGGTAACGGTGTGAACGAAAACCCCGGTTTTTCGACTTCTTGCTTGACCGCACCGGGCTGGTACGTGGACTCAGGGATAATGTATCCCTTCGCTTTCATCTTCTTTAGCCGCATCATCAGGCTTCGTTCGTTAAGCCCTAGTTTGTTAGCGGCGACGGCTCGTATTCCGTTAGCGTCCTGTACTGCTTTTAGAATCTGATCGTCAGTGGCTTTTGCTTGCATCGTCTACTCCATGGTTGTGAGCATCTGTTGCAGCAAGTGGCCGGTTCGGTCTACGAGTTGTTCGTCTGACGACAGGTCGGGATGACCTGCGACATCAAAGAGGGCGTGCATAGCCTCATGCGCCCATACTTGCTGCCGGTTTGTGCCTTTACAAGAACTTATGATGTGAATCTCATACTTGTCTGGAAGCCACATTCCAACACAATTCTTGCCGTGTCGCCACTTTGAAGGCGATATTACTTTGACTTTGATGGTGTGACCGGCTAGTTGGAACGCGGCAGGGATACCGTCTTTACGCATGACGCCTGCTCCATGAGGCTTAAATTACGGCTGGCTAAGAAACATCGCCATCTCGTCTCGGCGCCTCTTGACCAGTCCGGGCAATACTTTGCCCGCTGCCTTTGTCCACATCAAGAACGCTTCTGCCGCTTCCTCGATGTCGCCACGGTTGTATCGCATCCGTATGCTACTGCGCTGAAGATTGCCGAGTCCCACGTTAAAGGAGAACGAGACTAGGGCGTCAAATTGTCCTTGATTACTAACAGACCCAGGGCAAAGACGGGCCACGCCACGCTCAAAGCGGCCAAGGTCTTCAGCAAGCAGAGCGTCAACTTCTCCCATTGTGAGAGTGCGATCCCAGCCTGCCGGTATCGGTAGATTCTTCCGCTCCTCATACTTCACCGCGATGTGCGAGGGGTCAATAACGTGGCCGACGCCGACGCTCCACAAGAGAGCAGGACAGCGGTAAGGCTTAGTCCGCAAACCCTCGTGATGTTTGATCATTTCAATGGCGGCGGCAGAGACTTTCACTTCTTGCCAAAAGCCTGCGTCCCAAACCAAAACGAAATTATACTGCTTAGGATCAGCATCTCGTCCTCAGAGAAGACGTTTTCCAACGCAATCGCAAACGGTACGCCTTGGTTCCACGCATACCACATGCCAGCAATGTTGATGATGACCAATTCCAACACAAAAATGTAGGTGACGACCGGGCGCACGGAGGCACGCAGGTTGATCATCCACTGGCTTGCGCCCTCGCCAATCTTCATGTCGTGTTCGTAGAGCGACTGCCGCTCTTCGCCAGCCGTCTGCGTTTGAATCTGCTCTAGTTTGATCTCTTCGACGCGAGCCTGAGCGATAAAGCCACGCTCGGCCAAGGCCAACTCACGCTCCTTCTGGGCAGCGACAAGGGCTAACTCGTGCTTCTTGTCCTGACGGTCTTGAAAGATTTGCAAAATCTTGGGCAGGCCACCGGCTAAGAACGACAGAAAAGTGCTAACCATCGTCATCATTTGCTTGCCCTCACTACGTCGTCGCCCTTGGTTACGGTCACATGATCGCCCTCGACATCGACCCGCATCGGCATTTCTTTACGATCCAACTTGTCGAGTTTGGCGATAAGGTCTTCAATAACCTTGAACTCAGGTTTCTCTTCCTTCTCTACGGTGCCAGCAATAGACGCCAGCATGGAGATAAGAGCGGTCAGCGAGGCACCGAGCAGTCCCATCACAGCGGCGATCTTGTCGCTATCTAACGCAAGGCTAGACATCACGCCAATGACCACAATCGCTGTAATGTACTTCAGGCCGTCCTTGCCAATGGCTTTGCCAGCCACATCCTTGGCGCTGCTGTGGGCCTCCAAGCGTTGCAGTTCAGCCTTGATCTGCACCTTCAGCAATTCGATGTCTTCACTCATTTGTCCATCTTCTCGTCTAGTTTGTCGAAGATTTTGCCGAGCATAGACTTGATGTCGTCGATGTCGCGCTGGTACGTGGTTTGCGTTACATACGTCAACGGCATACTGCGGATGTCTTTATCCAGCCGCTCAATGCTGCGCGTCAGATTATTGACAGTCCAGCCACCAAGGAAGGCAGCCACGCCCAACACGATGTTGAAAAGAACCTGCATGTCGTCCACGTCATTACTCCAAAAAACTTGCGCTTTTAAAAGCCAAGTTCGTTTATGCGCTGTTGTTCAGCCAAGAAGTTCACGCCATACGGTGATGCTGCGGGAACTATTGGCGCAAATGACTCAGGCGCTAAAATGTTTGGCGCGCGGCCACCAGCAACACGAGCGCCGAATTGAGACGCTCTTGCCGCAGCAAGTCTATTAGCCATAGCGCGAGACAAATACCCGGTTCCGCCAACAGTCAAAGCGATTGGAATAGCCATTTCTGGGCCAACACGAGCAGTTCCTAAACCCGTCGTAGTGGCCTGCCCCAGCGCTTTCGGAAGTTCTCGAATGTTGGGGCGTATGACACGCGGTGGTGCAAAGATAGCGCCTATGCCTTCAAGGGCGTTAATGTCCAATCTGCCGTTACCAATGCTTTTAATAACCGCCTGCTCATCAGCGGTAAATTGGCGTTTAAGTGCGGCGTACTTTCCCTTGCCTTGGCTAATCTTGTAGAACTCTTCCTTGATGACTTCGGCGGGTTCTCTGCCCTTTGCGACTCTAGCCTTTTCAATGATGTTATCAACCGCTTGAGAGCGTTGAGCGCGAGTAAACAAGTCTCTTGCCAGTTCAATCTTTTCAGACACTTGAGTTGGAAATGTTTGGCGAACAAATCTATCCAAATCGCCAAGCATATTTTTAGCAATGTCTCTCTCAACTTTGTCGCCGCTATTAAGGGCTTTATTCAAATCCCTTCGCAGATTATCAATACGCTCGATTGAAACGGGCTGTTGAAGATCGGCTTGCTGCCCAAACGTCGTAAGAGCGTTATCAACCTTCTTGTGCTTGTTAGGCAAAAATTGAAACTTGGCGGCAGTATCTTTCATCTGCGATACCAAGTTGTTAAATTGCGTCGGAGCAACTGTTGCGCCAACGTCTTCCGCCGCCTTGTACGCGGCCTTGTATTCTTTCTCAACCTGCTTAGTTGACCCAGCCACTTTTACAAACGGTCGAACAACTTGTGCGGCAACAGGAGTCAATACGCCAATAGTGGCACCAGTCATTGTCGCATCTGGATCAACAACGCTTGCGCCAACTCCGCCTGAGACAGCGCCACCCGCAATCTTTTGCGGAATACTTAATCCCGGCGCCAATCCGCCAGACTCAACAGCCCTGCCGAATTGCGTTATTGCCGGAGCAAATCGACCTGTTACGTCTGCGGCAAACTTTAAAGTTCGACCAAGCGCAACAGGCGCGGCCATGCCAGCGCTTAATTCAACGCCAGTCTTTAATGCCTCTTTCTTTTGTTGAGGCGTAAGCATTGCCATAGCCGGGCCAACGTCACGGCTAAAACCAGTAAATCGTTCTGCACTAGGCTGACGCTGCGGGATGGAATCGGCTGCCACCTCTGGAGAAACCTCCTCGCCAGCCATCCACCATTCTTTTTTAGCGCTAGGCTCTTTTACAACTTCGCCTTGTTCCCACCAGTTAGCCATTCGGCTTTCTCCGGGTCTTGCCATCTGGGCCGATATACAACGATCCTGGCGGCAACGCATTTAATTCAGCAGGGGTTTTAACCTTAATAGGTTGATCAGCAGTTGCTCCAAGCGGTCTGCCACCGGGGCCAGTAACAGTAACTGCTGGCGGAAGTTTAATTTCAAGGCTATACGGAAAAGCATTTGCAAGATTTGGGTTTGCTTTCATTTCCGCAAACTCGCGATTGTGCTGGTCTACGCGTCCGCGAATAACGTCTTCGTACACCTGAACAACACGCGGAAGCGCATCGGGATCGGTGTCCAAATTACCCAACGCTTCTTGCATAATAAACTGCTGTTGCTGCGATGGCTGCGCGTCCAGTTTACGCAAGTTGCCTAACACGTTTTGGAACAACACCGTTCTCGCTTCTTCAGCGTCAGCAAGAGCCTTCGCGTCTATGTCCACGCCAAGCCGATTCTTTAAGAATTTAGCGGCAGACAAAAACGCTTGGCCGCCCGTTCCCATGTATTTGCGGCCTTCCGTCTGTGCCAGTTCAGCGGCGCGGCGAAGATTTGCAACATCCGTTGGCGCCGTCTTGAGTTGTTTGTACGTGTCTCTAAATTCTTTAATAAACTCTACTTGAGCGGTTTCGGATGCAGGCAAAAAGTTTTGAATGTTTGAGACCGGTCGATTTGGTGACGCAGTAACTTTTATATCACTGCCTTCAACCGCTCTTGCGGGTCCGCCATATTCGCCCATGGCAAGCACGCGGGTTCCACCGCCGTAATTTTGCTCAATAAAGTGCTGTTTACGCGAATCTTTAAGGCCAAGTCGTGCATCTAAGACTAACTGTTGAAACGCAACCGGGTCTTTAGCGGCTTCAGCAATTTTTGCGCGAGATTGTTCTGCCGTAATTCCTCGCGCAGCCAAATACTTGCCAAGCACGGGATCGGCGTGATTTGCTTCGTGCCAAGCCATCATTTCTTGCGGCGTTCTAACCGTGTCCAACAATCGAGCAGACGTATCCATTGCCGCGCCAACAACGTCAAGCGACGACTTTTGGCCTGCCGTTAAAGCGTTTTCAGCCTTTGCCAAACTTTCCGCTTCTTCAAAAAGCCCTGCACTTAATAAATCCTGCGGAGTAAGAGGCTTCGTTCCGCCCTTAATAAGGCCCGCTAATTGATTGGCTCGCTTAACCTTTAACTGGTTAGCAGCAATTGATGCCTCCGCTTCATCCATCGCCAGAGCGTTGCGAGCAAACACCATCGGGTCTTGCAACTGCATTGGTTGAATTTGCGGAACGTAGATTTGTGGGTTAATCGGCATGATTAAACCTCCCCAGTCGGGTATCGGCGTTTCAGGTAATCCTGTCCCTGCTGATAATTAACATATTGACCAAGCGCTTGGTTAAGCGCGTTAGCCGCACCAGCGTAACCAGACGCACGAGCCGCGCCGCCAGCCATTAACAAATTGCCCACGTTTTCGCCGTACTGCCCAGCCTGACCAGCAACTTGTTGTGCAGCAGCCTGACCAGCGCCGTACAGGCTGCCAAGCGTTCCGAGCCGAGTTCCTAACTGTGC